ACCTTGTTCTTCAATGCGGTGATGAGTGTTGATGCGGCCGCCTTTGTGGTCGGCATCGCGTCGGAATGTCCAAGAGCCCTGATCATGCGCAACTGGGCATCAGTTGGAAGCGATGGCAGATGATCTATTGACTCTGTTCTGTTAGTGGGCTTCTGTGAGCCTGTATCGGGCTGACGATTGCGCACCTCTTCCATTGAGGCCATCTTCCCGAACGGCATCATGAGCCCGATCGCCCTGCCGAGCGCACTGGTTGAGGCATTCATCATCTCGGATCCTCGAGTGAAACTCGATTTACCCGGGATAATTTCCCATGCACATCCTCGCGCAGGAATCTGGTCAAGCGGATCGCGATACACCGTCATGGTTACCGAGATGAAGGTCTGATCTCCGACAGTGACAACTTCGGGCGGTGATTCCACGACTCGGAGATCGGGCCACTTGTCCAGTGCTAACGCGAAGCGCGACGGGACATCAACATAGTTTGAGAGATCCATCAGATGCCCATCTTGTTCAAGAACTCGCCAAGATGAAGCGCGCTATCTAACTCGCCGCCATCATGCTTGAGAGCAAGAGCGAACTCGTGGAGTTGCTTGATGTGCCATCCGTTGTCAGCATCGGGATGATCCATCTGCTCAACGAGGCACTCGGCGAGCCCTCCAGCGATGTTCTTCCATGCGATGATCTGACCGCGCAAGTGTGCGATCAGGATGCGGTATCTGTCGGTCGTCTGTTCCATCTCTTGAATAATTTGTCTTGCAAAATCTTCTTCCATTTTGGTCTCCTGTCAGGGTTTTGTTTTCCTATCATGACGGATGGGTGTCTCATAGTCAAGGATCCTGTCGTGAGGTGAGTTGTATCCAATAGCGTTCGGCTTCTAACTTGCGCCTACCCGTGACAGTGAGCCCTCCCCAGATGCCTTGGAGAGCCATGTAGTTAGTGGGGTATTGCATCGCATACTCGAGGCACTCTGACATCACTGGACATGATCGGCAGATTGCTTTTGCGGTGTTGCTCTCGGCGGCGTTCTTGCGTGACTCTTCAGGGAACCACCATGAGGTGGGGTGTCCACGGCATTCGGCACGATCAGCCCATTGACCGAGGATTGGCGGCTCATCCATCAGCATGACAGTGACCATGGTTTCCATCCACATTGACCATTCGCTTCACGGCCCGAATACAAGAGCCATGCGAAGCGCAAGTTCTTGGCTGGGTCTTTCATCTGCTCGTGAGTCCAACCGAGATCGGCGATGTAGCCCTTGTGAATCTGGTTGATCTGTGTGAGACCGTGATCGGGCCCTGAGTCTGCGTCTGGTGTGCACCGGGACTCGCGCCACATAATGAAGCCAAGCCGATCCAAGACCTTGCGATCATTGGGCCATCCAGCGTCAAGGGCGGTCTGAAGCCACTGCTGGCATTCGGTGCCCTCAGAGACATCCACAATGACCACTGGAGCCAATGTCGTGGTGGTCGTCGTGGTCAGTTCGGCGATCCTGTCGGTTTGTTGCTCGGGTGTCAGCATCACGATTGTGACTCTCGGGAAGGATGTTGGTGTCGGTGTCGGTTCGGGGCTGGCGTTGCTCCCTCCACCGAACACGATCACGAGGCTGAGATATAAGCCGAATGTCATGGCTAAGAACTTGAATGGATTCATGAGTGCCTCCAGTTGTCGGCCCGCAAGGTGCGGACTCTTGGCTCAGTCATTTAACCGAGCCTGTGGGTGGATGTCAAGCATTCAACTCTGGGAAGACGGCGAGGGCATTGCGCACACCTCGAGGTGGAGCGTCTCCGCACACATAGCGGAGGTGCCACGGTTCAGCCTGTGGGCCGCTCTTGACCTCCCAAGACCAGCCAAACTTCTCAGCGTTCCCAGCGAGCAACCAAGCGAGACGCTCGCCTGATGCGTTGGCGATATCAACCGCGAGCCCGAGCCCGTGGGTGCTCATGCCGGGGCTACTACTTGGTGCGAAGCCGTCGCGCAGATAGTAGATCTGCCCATTGCTTTTGCGTGTGATATTCCTGCCTTGTGGAGTCAAAGAGTAGCGTTGCTTGAAGAGTGTGTTCTGTGCGCCAAGTGTGCGATACGCGCCGACATGATCCAGCGAGATGCCCTCAAAGTATGCGGCCATTGTGAGGCAGTTCCATGCGGTTGCTGCTTGCCTGTGGAGTTCGCCGTGAGTGGGCCCGATCTTGCGGAGCACATCCTTGCGTAGGAGTCCGTTCATGGCGTGCTTCAGATCGGCGGGCATGACAATCGGGCGAACAGGATAGTCGGTCATTTCTTCCTTGAGATGATCGGTGGTGTCTCGGAAGTGCCCTTAATTCCATTTCCGATTCCGTAGCCGACAATAGAGCCGATGAGCCCAGTCCCAGCGGACTCTTCAATCTTGCCGACCGCCATGAGTACCGTGATACAAGCGAGCCCGAGGATAACAATGAGAGCCTTCGGTGAGTTTGTGATGTTCATGACATTCGGTACGATCCTGTGAGCACAAAGAGATCGTTAGCGGCCCAAGTGAACGGGATGACGTTGGTGACTTGTGTGGCGGTGAGGTATGTCGCCGACGAGTTCCACACTCGAGTCTGGACAATGGTTCCGCTGGAGCGTTGCATCGGGCCGTAGTACCAGACGGATGCGGAGTCATCAAAGAAGCCTGCTTGGAATCCGACTGCGCCGTTGAGTGATGCCATCGCTTCGGGGAGTGTCACTGTGACTGGTGGTGTCGCCGCGCCTGACGCGGTGCCGATAATCTCAAACACGCATAGTTTGTTGATGACGCAAGATTGTCCTGTGAAGGTCATGTTTGCGGAGCCTGTGGTCGTGACGGTGAACGATGACCATGTGCCGATGATGTTCATGTCGGATGCGGTCAGTGTTTGACCGACTACAAAGTTGCCGAGGGTTGTCACAATTCAGTCTCCTCTTCAGGTTCAGGTTCAGGGTCAAGGCCGTCGTCGTATTCTTCAACAATGTTCCCGTTTGGTTTGGTGGGGTCGTAGCCGCCGAGACCGTAGGTAATGCGTCTCATGCTGACCTCAATGAAAATCGTGGCCCAAGCGTTGTTGCAACTAAAGTTCCAGCGGTTGCAAAAGCACCAGTGATACCTGTTTCATACCAACATCCTGTGTCTCGCGTCATTGTGCCAGTCGTACTAAGAGCCAAATTGTTAAAAGAGCTTGGTGTTTCAGTCGCCATCGCAATAGTTCCTGCGGTGTTTGTAGATTGGACACACATCGCCAACCAATACCAACCACTTGCCAAACTTTGTGAAATTGTTATCTCAAAACTTGCGCTTGCAGCGTTCACCACCACTGTTCCAGCGTCAAGGACAACCGTAGAAGGTTTAGCAGTTGACGAGTCATTGTTGTAGATGCCGAGACGCACATTGTAACTTCCTGTTTGACTCGCCTGAGTGCGAGTAAGTATGCGATCAAAAGTATTTGTGGCAGAAATATAGATGGGCAAATATCGAGTTATTTGATAATCGGTTGTAAAACTATTACCCGAAGAAAGTGGCCAGTAATAAATACCAGATTGGTAACCAATCCATTCCAGACTGCCTGTGGCACCTTGAGAACCCTGAGAACCCTGAGATCCTGTTGCGCCTTGTGAACCAGTTGCACCTTGGGATCCTGTAGGCCCTTGACTACCTGTTGAGCCCTGAGGCCCTGCGACACCTTGCGCACCAGTAGCACCCTGAGAACCAGCGGTACCTTGACTGCCAGTGGTTCCTTGCGCGCCAGTGGTTCCTTGCGCGCCGACATCACCCTGACTTCCAGCGGTACCTTGTGAACCAGTAGAGCCTTGTGCACCTTGAGATCCTGAACCTGTGGCACCCTGCGCACCCTGACTACCTGCGTCGCCTTGCGAACCAGTAGAGCCTTGGGCTCCTTGAGTCCCGGCACCAGTCGCGCCTTGCGCGCCCTGACTACCTGCGTCGCCTTGGGAGCCCGATGAACCCTGTGCGCCTTGGCTACCTGAACCAGTCGCGCCTTGTGATCCTTGGGAGCCTGCGTCGCCCTGCGATCCCGCCGAGCCTTGGGCTCCCTGACTACCTGAACCAGTAGCACCTTGAGAGCCCTGCGCTCCAGCAGTACCCTGCGAACCTGTGGCACCTTGAGATCCCGTGGTGCCTTGGGAACCAGTGGTACCTTGACTACCAGTAGAGCCCTGTGAACCTGTCGTACCTTGAGATCCCGTCGTGCCCTGTGAACCTGTAGAGCCTTGGGAACCAGTAGAACCCTGAGAACCCTGTGGGCCTACACCACCATTCGCAATCACAAACGCAGTAGTCGCCAGTTGCGTCGTATTAGTCGCCAACGGTGCCGTCGGAGCGGCGGGCACACCAGTAAAAGTTGGTGATGCCAGACGCGCCAACACTGGAGCCGCAGTCGTACCGATCGTTGTCTCTATCGCCTCGATAGCGTCATTCGCGTTGGTGTGTTGATCAGCGTGAGACGGCGAGTTCATCGGATCCGTGGTTAGCGGATTAACGAGACTGTCAATGCTGGTGGGGAAGTTGCTGCTCATCGGATGCCTTTCATGTCGGACTCTACCATCCCAGTCGGCTGGTATCCAGCACACCGAAGGTTGCCGAGTTTAGGGTGAAGAAGTTGGTGTATGTGAGCGGGCTGGTGAAGATCTCCATGTCGGTCTTCGATGGTGTCACTGTCATGCTCCAGCCTTGGATGATCTGTGTGGAGGTCAAGTTGGTGGGTGAGCCGGGGTTCTGATACGAGACTGTGACGACTCCATGATTGGAGAAGAGTTCGTCAAAATAACCCAGAAGACTGTTGGCAGTATCGGAGACGCTGATCTGGAATGACAACTCATCGGGGTCGGATCGTGACTGGACTTGCCACTGGGCGAACGATAAAGCCTGCGCCGTTGAGTTATCAACGGTAGCGAACTCTGCGCCATAGGTGCCGTAGGTTGCCACGCCTGCCGCGTTGGTTGAGTTTTGTTGCGCGGCCGTCGGCGGGATAGCGGTGCAAGTGTTCAGATAGTTAGATCCGAGAGCGATGCGCTTGATGTCAAAGTAAGCCAAGACTGTTCCAAGACCAGATCCGTCTCTATTGAATACGAGAGGCCCAGCCAAGTCATCAAGTTCTGATCGAGAGAACATTGAGATGTATTCTTGGTTGATGTTGATCCAACCTTGTTCGGTGGTCATGTTTAAGTTAAACCGATTCAGTGCGGTGCCCGTATAGGAGCTGTCAGCCGATGCGGTTGAGTCGCCATTGCTGACAAATTGGAAAGTAGAAGCGGGAAGGTACGGGCTGAACTCTGTGTCAATTTGCTGGAGTGTTGGTTGGCTTCCTATTGACTGCTCAAAGACTGAGATACGACCAAGCCTGCCAAGGTAATCGGTACAGACGATCGTCGCCGATGAGCCTCCACCGTCGCCACCACGATCATCAAAGAGCACCTCTTGGACAAAGAACCACTGATACCAGAAGGATCCAGTAGCCGTCAGAGTGATCCTGTCGTTGAGGTCGTATCCGTTCGCTTCGCCGTTGTCATTGTGGATGGTGAACACCAGTGAGCCGGGTGACCAAGAATCAAACTGGGTGCGTCTGCCCGTGAAGTATTGCAATGACTCAATCTGGTTGGTGACATCAGTTGCGTCGCGTTCCACCTGCCAGACTTGTTTGGTCATCAGTTGCCTCGAGTGTTCACGGGGATCGGGCCTGCTGTGCGGTTGTAATCTTGGAGGGCTCTGACGACTGCTTGAGGGTCTGCTCCTTGAACATTTACTGTGATGGTGTTGCCACCAATGGCAGAGTTCGGTGTGATCATGCCACTGCCTGACGGTGTGAAGATCTCTGGGCCGCGTTCGCCGACAATATAGGAACTGCCGCCCATGACTGGGCCACCAGAAGCACGCCCAGCGAAACGGCGTTCCTCAGGCCCGATGAGCAAGCCGCGCCGCACAACTTCCAACATACTTTCCACTCTGGCGAAGTCGCCTGTCTCAAACGCAATTTTAATGATCAATAATTGTTCAGAGTTCGCACCTAAGGTGGTAGCCAAGGCTAAAACATCTCGCGCGGTCGTTAATAGGAGTTCATCGTACTTTTGGAGATCCTCACGCGCTCCTCCAAACGCTTTGACACCAGCCTCAAACAATTCCTCAAACCCTGTTTTAATGTTTCCGAGTGCCACGGTCGCATCTAATTGCCCTATAAGGTCAGCCCAATCAACTTGAAGAATGTCCAGTGCGTCACTTTCATCTTCCAACGCTGCGTTCAAGAGTGCAATCTCTTGGCGACTTTCCGCAAGCCTTGAGCCGACATAGCCCGCATAGGCATCACCAAGACGCTTCGCTTCCGTTGCGGTCGCTTTTGCTTGTTCCTCATTGTCGTTAAAGAGTCCAGTGAGTTTGCCGAGAGCCTGTCCGACTGCTCCGCGAGAGAGTGAGTTGCTGAAGCCCTCCCAAGAAGATGTCCCTTCCTTGAAGTCGTTTACCATGGCGACAAACACGCCACCAGCGTCAGTCACAAAGCCACTCCACAAGTCACCGAGATCATCCATGGTGTCTCGATACTCTTTTGCTTTCCTCAGTTCTTCATCGGAGATCACTTGCGCGCCCGATACCGAGTCAAGGGACTTCTGAAGTTCAGCGGAGCCAAGGTTAATGAACTGCGCCATCTCCTGCCATCCCTTGCCGAGGAGTTGCGCCGCCACTCGAGCGCGCTCGGCGGGATCCTTAATCTCTTTCAATCGGTCAATGACCGCCAAGAAGGTTCCGTTCACATCGGTGAGGCCCGAGTCAGTTCGGACTACATCCACACCCAATTCCTTGAAGAGTTCGGGAGTGGTGCCGAGAGTCTTGTTCATTTTGCCGAGCGCAGTCTGAATGGAATCGGCACCGATGCCAATGTCTCCACCGATCTCTGTCCACCGTGAAGCGTTCTCAACGGAAAGCCCTGTCGCGTCGGCAAACTTGCCTGATGCCAGAGCAAGGTCTTGGAACTGTCCGATGGCTTTAACTGCGAAGCCTGCGATAGCCGCACCTCCAGCAACCGCTAACGCTCCAGCATTAGCCTTGACTGCGCCGAGAGCAGCATTAGATCCAGCCTTGAACTTACCCATCGCGCCAGTGGCATTTGAGACATCGGTCTTGAAGTTAGCGAACGCGGCTTTTGCAGACTTTAATCCCTTGTCCGAGAATGTTGTCAATACTGGAATGGTTATGGCCATTAGCGCACCTTCATCAATTCTTTGTTAGCGGCGTAAACCGCGTCGGCAACAGTCTTCTCAAGTCGGTGCTCAATCAATCCGATGGATTGTTCAATGTCTTTCCACATAAAGCGCGACGGACTCCCAAAACGATCCAACGCTGACGCGAAGTTCGGTCTCTGATACTTGGACTCTCGGCGAGACTTTAGGCCGCCAGACTTTCCAGCCATGTCCACGATCGCCACTGGCGCACCCTTGGTGATGATGCGGACAAGAGACATCTGTTTGGCTCCCTGAGTCCCTGTGCCGGGCGAACGGCGAGGAGCGCGCAGATCAACCTTCACGGCGACCTTCTTGACATTGCTCCATCCTGTGCGGCCATTGTGGTTCATGCCAGAGAGCGGAGCGACCGACGGGATGCGAGCGTTGATGATATCCACCACGGGCTTGACGATGCCTCGAATGTCTTTGATGACTGCCCGCTTCATCGCAGGCTCAATCTTGCCGAGATCTCGCATTGTCTCTGCGAATCCCTTTGTCTCAAGTGCCATCACTTCTTCTCGTTCTGCTCAACAATGAGACGGATCATCTCATCAATTATGTGTGGCGGTGTCTCCATCAGATCCAACGGGCTGATCCCAGTCCTGACCGCTAACTGTGCGATCAGGTTGGTGGCCCTTCCGACTTTCCCTCCGCTTTTGGGATGAAGGTGATGTCTCCGACTTCATCCAAGAACTGCCCGAAGACTTTGACTGTGATCTTCTTTGTTCGCAACGCATCCCACGCGAGCCATGCCAACTGCTTGAACTTCATGTCTTCCAAGAACTTGGAGACCGAGGTCTGTGGGTGTTGGTCTTCCCAACGCGATGCGACACCGTAGGTCACTGGGGCCTCGTGTGTCTCACCGTTGAGCATCTCAACTCGTAACGTCATTCCAATCATGTCGGGTCTCCTTGGACTATGGGGTGATGTCGCGTGCGAATGTGCCACCAGTGAAGGATGCGTTGATCATGGACAGTTCGCCGACGGTTGCGTTGATCGGTGTGAAGGTCGCCATCATTGCGTTGGTGATTGTGTATTCAGGGTTTGTCGCCGATTCGGATGCGCCCGCTGGGGAGATGACCAGAGTGGTGGTGCCTGTGCCGACTGCGGCGAAGAGTGTTGCTTCTGCGGAGCCTGCGCCGTAGTAATCGAAGAGCGTCAATTCAACGCCGACGGACTGGAGGCCCTTCGTGAATAGGTGGCCTGAATCCCCGAAGGTTGTCATTTCAAGGGAATCGTAGCCGACTGTCAAGACCGCGCTATTGCACATTGCGGTGACATCCACGGCCCCGATCATGACGGTCGGATTCGCGAGGTAAGTAGTTGCGGTAGTTGCCATTATTGTTTCCTTTGTTTAAGGGACTCGCTGAGCAGCGATCCGAATTGTGAGGTCGTATGCGGGAAGTTCTTGCGAACCGATCTGGGCGATGCTGGGTGATCCTGATAGGACTGCGATCTCAGAATCCATGATGGTGTCCACAACGGTCAGAATGTAGTTGGTTGCGTCTTGGTTGCCGGGTGGCGCACCGAGGACTCGAATGTCGCAAGTGATGTCGGCGATCTGATTGTTGAATGCGGTGAAGGTTGGGAGTTCCACAAACACGGTGAGTGGGCGTGCGTTGCGTGGGTCGATCACTGGTACGAGAGCGAGCGCACTCAGAGAGTCGGCGATCACTGTGATGGTGTCGCGGAATATGCCGTCAGTCGAGATCGTCATGCCAGAGTAAGTGAAGTCTTCGGTGTCGTAGATGACGGCCGAGTTGTAGAGAAGGTTCGCTGGCATCTCATGCCACTTGCGCTCTCTTGATGCCGAGAAGCGAGTTGATGCGCCCCATGGATGCGACTGGTGCGGAGATCGTCATGTCTTGGAAACTGGCAAAAGAATCAATACTTCCACGTTCTCGATACAGGCTCGCCGCCATTAACACTGCCCCGGCAAGAACGGCCGCATCGGGAACATTGACCAGATCATCCTTGTATCCAGCCTGAGACCTTCGCTTGAAGCAGTAGGCGTTCGCCGCGTTCACAGATGTGGTCATGAATGCGGTGTCGTTAGCAGTTGCCCCAGCGATGCCCAAGAACTCGGTGAGATCGTTGATGTCGCACCAAGTGCATTCGGTTGGTGTTGTCCACTGGAGTGATCCGACAGGATCAACGGCCGACCGCTGAATGTTGTCCGCTTCAAGTTGGAAGAGGATCTGATTCGGGAAGATGATCTGATCGTTGAACAGATAATCCCCAGCGTCGTTGATCCCTGTGAAGTAGTAGATCGGTATCTGGAAGACGGTGTGAACACCGTTGATGGATGCGTCGCATCCTGAGAGTGTGATCTCTTGTCCGACGAGAATGTCGGTGGACTCGAGAGTCTGAACCACGCACACATTGTCAGTGATCTGCTGATGTGTGACGGTGAATGTGGACATGGTTCAGGCTCTCAGAATCTCAGTGGTTGCTCAGTATGCCGAAGCCTTGACAAACTTGTCAGCGTCAATGACCAGCGTGGAGAAGTCTCCACGGAATGCCAAGACGGTGCTCAAGGTTGATGGTGCCAACACTGACACGCTTCCGCGTTGCTGCTCAAACAGTTCATAGCCTGAGGTGTCTCCGAGGATCAGAGTGTTTGAGGCGAAGTTGCGGTCACGCACGACTCGGCAACCGAACGCAGTGCCGACATCGCTGGTGACTGCTACCGCACCAAAAGCGTTCTGCGCGTTCAGGTTCGGGAACAATGGTCGGCCAGCGGTATCGCTCAAAGCGATAAGATCGCCGAATACATCGGCAGATGTAAACAAGGTGTTGGGATTGTTGCCGTTGGATGCGGTCAAGATGGTGGTGCTTGCCGCGCCAATCCATGCGAGCCAGTCGGCTGGCACAGTTGGATCACCGAACGCGCCAGTCGTGGTTGCACCGGCAACTAAATCGGTACAGGCCACAGTGTCGGTCTCGTTCATGTAGATGCGAGCCATGTCATCAAGTAACGCAGTGAGCATTGAAGGATCGCTCCACGAGATGATCTGCTCAGAGATGTTTACATAGCCACCGTAGGTGCCCTTCGCGACCGTCTCTGGGGAGATCACAAAAGTAGATGCGGTGAGTGTGGTGTTGTCTGGGCTCTGAAGTCCGACCGAGTTGTGTGTCGTCACCTTCGGGCGGATGAAAGTGGATCCCGATGCTGGCATTGAGCGAACGCCTACGGCATCCACGACTGGGCGCATACCGATAAACGAGTTATATACCGGGCCGATGATTAACTCGGGCAAGACTCCGGGGCCGTCAGCGAGACTGACATCTGGAGCGGCGGCCTTGAGGACTTCGTGGAATGCTCTCCACTGATCTCCTCCAGCGATGGCGGCTTGTAAGTATTCGCCAGCGGTTGGGATCTTCACTTCTTTCTTGACTGTTGCGTAGATGGGTTGAGTCGCGATGGCGGCTTCAACTGTGGTTGGTTCTGACATGATGTCATCCTCCTCGGATGGTTGTGGTGGGGTTTCTTCTTCTGGTATTTCTTCTTCGTCTTCTGCCGAGGCATAGACAGACTGGATCTCTGCGTCGGCGTACGCAGGGAAGGACACGAGCGACAGTTCAATCATTCGCGCTTCGCTGACTTCCATGACACCGTTCACGCGCTTGAACTTCAACGGAATCGCACCGATGGACACTGCGGAGATGGAACCATCTGCGAGCAATGCCATTGCGTCATCAGCGGCGCGAGTCTTGGAGAGCGTCGCCGAGAACATCAAACCTTCGTCGGATGACACGCGCTCCGTGACACGGCCGATCACTCGAGTGTCGTCGTGATACTCAAGCAGTTTAGGCATCGGGCCATCAACCGAGATGGAGCCCTTCAAGAACTTTACTGGGCCAACATCGTTGGACAGGTTGGCGACAACATCCCACGGGACTGCGAGCCCTGTGATCGTGCGCGATGGTTGAGTCTCATCAGCCGACGCATCAAGCGTCACCAGTTGAGCGTTGAATCTGATCATGAATACATCTCCTCATCTTCGCGGCGGCCCGCTTCTTCTACTGGTACCTCTGCAAGATTGTTCTCGTGAAGGTACGCCTCTACATCAAACTCCACGAAGCGATTGCGCGGAAGAACATTGGTCATGCTCAAAGTCATCTGAATAACATCAAGGACTTGCTTCGCGCCGAAGAGGTAAAGATCTTGGCGTGCCTGTTGCGCGTTCTGGTAAGTAAACGACCCGCTGATCCCAATTCCTAAAAGGTAAGGAGGGACACCAACTTGTCGTGATACTTCAAGCGAACTGTATTGGCGCGACTCAAGTAGTTGGAGTTTGTTCGGGTCGGACTTGAACTCGTTGAAAGTGACACCGCCAGCGAGCGCGCCGATGGCACCAGTCTGACGAGCGGTACGCCATGAGGCCGCAAGTTCGCCAAGATCTTCAGCCGACATCTGTTCAGTGTTCTCGCCGACGGTCAGCCATCCAGCCGCAATCTCATTCGAGGCGAAGCGTTCAGCGGCCTGATCAAGTTTGAGAGCAGTCTGGATTGTGCGCGCACCAGTGAAGAGGAATCCTTGAACACCACTGATGAACTGGATCACATCTTCGGTTGGCAACTGGACACCGTTAAAGACGACCTGATTGGACTGTCCGAAGAACTGCGGGCCCGCTTGGTCAAGTGTGGACACCATTGAGGCGGGCAACCATTGGAAGGAGAGCGGGCGACCTGTCGCCGATGACCTACTTGTCACAAACCAGAAGGCTCTTCCCCTCATCATGATGTCCATCGCCGTGTTGCTCATGATGAAGTTCATGGTGGACTTCGGATCTGGGGCATCCATCCACGCTTCATTCTCAAGATAGATCTTCTCGTACCGTTCGCCTGTCCACTGTTTCGTGTAGTGGCGGAGCGGGAGACATCCGACCATGGAGAGAATCATCTGTGTGGCGCGTGCAACAGTGGCGCAGGAGAGGGCCAGTTCTGTGCTCGCCCCGACAGAGTACGAGTAGAACTGACCCACCTGCGCGGCACTCCCAGCGGCGGCCTGAAGCGGCGCGGATGTGAAAGAGGGTTGTTGCTTTCGGTTGCCGAATAGTGCCACGAAGCGATTCTCTCACTTCTGTTGGACAGATTTCTACTCAATAGAACGCAATCATTGGTTTCTTTTGTTGCGCTGGGCGTGACTCGAGCGCGATGGCGAAGACGGCGCACCGGGCGAGTTCTATGGGCCCGGGTGACTTCTGCGAAGAGAGCACGATGGACTGGTTGGTCTTGACTGCGACTGCTCGGCCCATGTGCTCGGCGAGACCGATGTCGCCAGTGTGTCTCACACGATCTTCCACGATCATTGAGCGCGCCATGGCAGTCCACTTGATCAGTTCTGCGTAGCCGACAATGGTCATGCGTCGCCGTAGGTCTGGAGGTGTGTGGATCTCCAGCGATGGGGTGACACCGAGCATGATCTTCGGGTCGGCCATGATGCGCACGACTTCGCCCCACATCTGCGCTTCGGAGTCCACGCTGAACGCAGTCTCCAAGATGACATGACCTTCCGACATGGCGGCCCTAATGCCGACATAACGAGATCCATCCAATGATGAGTCAATGACAAGGTGTCCTCCTTCTGGCATTAGTTCAGCAGTGTGCTGACGATCCCAAACTGTCAAGGGCAACCATGCCTCAGAAGATGCGATCCATAGATTCAAGTGACCTCGGATGAACGCTTGCCGATTCGGTGAATCAAACGCAAGTTCAAGAGCCTTCATGGTGATTGTGGTGCCGAGTGCTGGGTTCGCCCACGGCCACCACTGCCGATCTTCCACACTGACTCCGGGTGGCGGTGACCACTCGGCGAGATAGAACGCAGTGTCCTTCCCTGAGTCAATGGCGGCGATGCCCTGAGATCGCAACTGGATCATGGCCGTGGATGACAGATCCCCAGCAGTGGAGAACATGAGCATCATCGGATTCGTCTTGGCGATCTGAGACGGGCGCAACGCAGTGAAGATCACCTCCGCCTTGATGTCATGAACCTCATCCAATAGACAACAGTCAATGCTCATGCCATGTGCGTGTTCGGATGCGGCCACGACTGAGATACATGATCCGTCTGGAAAGTCAATGCGCTCATCACCGTTCTGCCATCGCACCTTCATCTCAATGCGGCCCTCCATCTCTCGAGCGAGATCACGGAACAAGGCCATGGATCGCTTCTTCTGGTTGGCGACAATGACGACCGACTGGGGCTCCTTGCGGATGGCGGCGAACTCTGTCGCCCACCAGCCCGCTATCGCTTTCATCAGGATGGACTTGCCTTGCTGACGGGCCGTGGAGATCAACGCTTCACGGAACACAAAGTCACCAGACTCATCCACCGTGAAGGAGTCACGCAACACGCGACACTGCCACGCCATGAACTTGAGACCAAGCACACGGTCAGCCCAAGCCACGATCTGATCACCAAAAGACTCACCGCTCGGAACG